GTAAGTGAACTCGGTGTGCATCAGGTTCGTACTAAGCAAATCTCGATGTACGAAGGTCGTGGATACAAGGCCCCGATGGGAACTTCGTCTACTTACAAGTCTGGCTCGCAAGGTAAGAGGTAAGTCATGGATTTCGAATATATCAAGACCCTTCTTTACGTGGTACACAATTCGATCGGTGTGCCGAATACTGGGAATATCAGTAAGGCTGCGCAGGATGAACTTGCTGTCATCAATGCTGGTGATTCTGCTCCCGCCGAAGAACACACCAAAAAAGAAGAAGAGCCTAAGCCTGCCGAAAGGAAAATCTAATGGCCACGCGTGACGGCGGTAAGCCGGAAAAGAAAGACCTGCCGTATTCCCCGCCGGTCGGGCCTAAGGGTCAGACTCGTGGTCCCGGTATTGGCGGAACCAACCATGGAACCTCTGGCACTCAGGGTCGCCGGTAATGACAACACTGACGGAAATCGTGAATCGGGCTCTTCAAGTCGTAGGTACCCGTACCACGGTGACCGACAGTGAGCTTGCCAACAACACTACCAACGAAGCAATTCAGGCGAATCTTTGTCTAATCCCAATTCGCCGACAGTTGCTTCGTATGGCCCCGTGGGACTGTGGGCTGAAAACCGCGAACCTAACTTACATCACATCAGTTCCCGGAACGCCAGAAAACACTTCTGCTGCTACTACACTTTGGCAGCCGGGACAACCGACGCCTCCGTGGGCATATGAATACCAATACCCGGTTGATTGCCTTCGCGCTTGCTGGATCATCCCAGCCACTCAAACCGGGTATGCTGGAATCCCAATCACTACCGCAGTAACCGGCGGCGCAGCTAGTAGCTGGGTTGGCCCAGCAGTCAAATACAAAGTCCAAACCGACACATTCATTCCCGTAACCGCGGCAACAGTTGCAGCTGGAGGAACAGGTTATGCAGTCGGAGACATCATTACTCTTGCAGCAGGCGACACGACTCAGCCGCCAATCGGAGCGCCTTGCCAACTGCGCGTTGAAACTATCGGCGGCGGTGGAACTATCCTCACCGTGTCAGTTATCTCTGTTCTCCCCGGAGACGTTGCCCTCGGTGGAAGCTACTTCGCCGCACAGGCCAATCCCGTTGCCCAAGGTACAACCACAGGCTCTGGGGCCGGAGCAACTTTCAACCTCACCTTTAGTAACCCGACTAAGCAACGAGTAATCCTAACAAACCAAGAATTCGCGACGATGGTTTATGTCTGCGATGTTGAGGACCCAAATGTTTACGATGACATGTTCATCGAAGCTTACGTTCGCATCGTCGGGGCCACTATTGCTAATGCCCTTTCTGGCGATAAGAAAATCATCAAAATGGCGATCGACGAAGCCAACGTCATGATTGGTCAGGCCCGAGCAATTGATGCCAATGAAGGTCTCACTATAAACGATGTTACCCCAGATTGGATTCGCATTCGCGGGGTGGACTTCGGAACACAATACTCCGGCCCATACACCGGTTTTGACTGGGGTGGTCTTTGGAGTTCTTTCACCTGAGGTGCAATATGTTTACTTGGGAATGGCTTACGGAAACGTTTGTGTATGAAGATGGTTGGCTTTATCTTCGTTCCACAGGTAAAGTGCGTGGAACTTTCAAAGCTCGCTATGGTAAGTTCGCCGAGGTAAACCGTAATGGTTGATGTCGTAGTCCAAGCCTCATTTAACTCTGGCGAATGGAGCCCGAAGCTTTATTCCCGAGTTGATCTTGCGAAATATCGCTCTGGTGCGGCGTTGCTGGAGAATTTTTTCGTGGACTACCGCGGCGGTGCATCTACCCGGGTTGGTACAGCTTGGGTTATGCAGACCAAGTCCGCAGGCGCTCGAATTATCAACTTCCAAGCTAGTTTTAGCGTCGGGTATATCATTGAAATCGGTGATGAGTATATGCGATTCTTCTATCAAGGATCGCCGGTACTTGAAACAGCTTTCAACATTACTGGAGCAACTAAAGCAAACCCATGTGTACTTACTGTAGTCGGTAATAATTATGCCGTAGGTGATTGGATTTATGTTGCTGGCATAGCTGGCATGGTTGAACCTAATCAAGCTTATTATAAAGTTACGGCCGTTGTTGGTTCGTCAGTTACCATCGCATATCTTGACGGAACTCCAGTTAACTCTACTGGATTTACTACCTATACTTCTGGCGGCACAACCGGCCGAATCTATGAAATCGCCAGTCCATATAAAGTTTCGGATAATCTCCGCAAGGTTAAGTTTGCGCAGAGCGTTAATCAAATGGTACTCTGCCATCCAAGTTATCCGGCGTATGTGCTTACTCTTGTAGCCGCGACAAACTGGACCCTCCAGCCTGCGACTATTGGATCGACCGTATCGGCTCCAACCGGGGTTGCTGTTACCACCACTGCCCCACCGTACTTGACCGAACCGCCGATCAATTATTCCTACTCTGTCACCGCGATCGATGCCTCCGGGCAGGAATCCTCTATGTCCACAGCGGTGGCTTTGCTTGCACGAAATATCAAAGTCGTGCCGATGTCGAACAAGGTCACGTGGACTGCGGTGCTAAACGCGACTGCATACAATGTCTATGAATCAACCATGTCGTACTTCGGCATCATCCCGTCAGGTGTGCAGTACGGTTTCATTGGGACCTGCACCGGAACTGAGTTCATTGACAATAACATTGCAGCAGATTTTACCCAAACTCCACCGATTTCCAAAAATCCATTTGTTGGTTCGGGCATAGATCATATCACTGTAACTGCACCCGGAACTTATACATCAGTCCCTACTGTCAGCTTCTCTGGCTCACCGACAGTTCTTGCCATCGCGATCGCTCAGCTTCAAGTCCAAGGCACTCCAGCAATTACTGCGGCGGGCGCAGGTTATGTCGTTGGCGACACTATTGTATTCAGTAATGGTCTTGTGGTACAAGTGACCTCAGAATCTGGCGGTGCAATCACTGGTTGGTATGTTACCAATCCCGGCGCAATAACTTCTGGATCAACTCCGGCGAACCCAATCGCTCAGACCTCAACTTCTGGCTCTGGCACTGGCGCAACTGCCACAGCTACGTGGGGTGTTGGCGCTGTGATCGTGACTGGTGCAGGCGCTGGCTTCTCGGTTGCTCCAACAGTGATCTTTTCAGCTGGCGCTGCTGCGGCGACTGCATATCTTTCTGCTACCGCGAACGGATTCCCTACAGTCCCCGGATTTTTCCAGCAACGACTGGTCCTCGCCGGACTCGTCGGTGCGCCGCAGTCATTTTATCTTTCCCGTCCGGGGCATTACTTTAATTTCGATATTTCCCGGCCGGCGCAAGCATCGGACTCCATCTCCGGTACGCTTGTCTCTGGCACCCTTAACAACATCAAAGCAATCGTCTCGGCTTCCTCAGGCATGCTTATGCTTACCGACAAAGCCAGCTGGGTTGTGAATGGTGGGCAAGCTGGTTCAGCTATCTCTCCATCTTCACTTGTGGCCAATCCGCAATCTTGGGTTGGTGCAAATGATGTTCCGCCGATTGTGACGAACTACGACATTCTCTATGTCCAATCCAAGGGCTCCGCGATTCGCGATCTATCGTATAACATCTACTTCAATACCTTCACCGGCACAGACATTTCTACCCTCTCCTCTCACCTATTCTACGGCTATGACATCGAAGAATGGTGCTGGGCAGAACAGCCATTTTATCTTGTGCAAGCAATCCGTTCTGATGGCGTGATGCTGTCGCTGACCTTTCTCAAAGAACAAGATTTCGTCGGTTGGACCCACTATGTCACAGACGGTAACTTTAAGTCCACTGCGACGGTCACTGAGATAACCAACAACGCCGGTACAGTTGATGCGGTCTACACGATCGTTGAACGCGAAATCAATGGGAACACTGTTGAATATATCGAACGCTTCGCCGAACGCGCTTTTCCGAATGGTGTCGAAGACGCGTGGACTGTGGACGCCGGGTTGCAATACAATGGCGCACCGGTTACCAATTTCACAGGTGCCCGACATCTTGCAGGCAAAACTGTAACCGGTCTCGCTGACGGAATTGTAATTCCTCCGTTCACCATGCCAGCCGACGGAAACTTTACTCTCTCAACCGCTGCCTCTAAAGTCACAATTGGCCTAGGCTTCACCTGCAAACTCCAAACTCTTGCTATTGACATTGGCGAGCCTTCTATCCAAGGTAAGGTTAAGAAAATCACAGGGGTGAACCTTCGCGTGGCTGATACTCTTGGGCTTAAGATTGGACCGGACTTTAACCATCTGGTTCAGATCAACGATCTGGTGGTAGGCAAGGTTTCCGGTATGCTGACCGGGCAGCAGACTCAGGTTATCTCCGGTCTTGTTACTGGCAATGCTTTCTCTGCGATTGCCCCGACCTATACCGTTCCGGGTCAGTATTGCATCCAGCAATCCGAACCACTCCCCGCAACCATCACTGGTGTATTCCCGGAGATTGTTCTTGGCGACGATCGGTGAAATCCATCAGGTTACGATAGCGCAGTTGCAGTTCATGATCCCGAACATGGACGAGAATATGCTTGAGGCGGCTAAACTCTCACGGCATATTCTCGTAGGTCGTATCGGCGATGAGCTTCTCTGTGTGGTTGGGTTTATTCCGCGTTCGATGATTTCTGGCGAAGCCTATATCTGGCTGCACACAACTCCTGCTGCCGAGCGGCATAAGCTTATCTTCGCTCGGCATGCAAAAGAAGTTGTAACTCGGTCGCTCAGTGTCTATGAAAAACTAATCGGGCATTGTCTATCTGGTAAGTCGCGCCGATGGTTAGAAACCCTCGGCGCGGAATTTATCACCGACGATGTCTTTGAAATTCGGAGGGCCTGATGGACCCGGTTACTTGGGGCACAATCGGACTGGCTGGGTCTGTCGCTGGTGGCGGTATGTCTGCGCTCAGCGCGCTTAAAGGTGGCAGCGCCTCGGCCGCGCAGGCTCGATACCAATCCAGTCTCGCTTGGCAGAACTACCAGATTAATCA